TCCAGCATTGATAAGCTGGTTGATATGCTCCAAAGCGAAATTGCTAATCGCAATGTAATACTCCCGCCGGTGCGCTATGAAGAACGATACGACCGTTCTAACGGAAAGAAACGACACATTATGATAGAGCATATCAAACAGCAATGTTACGACTACATTGCGTCAAATGGGCTGGAGGACATAGCCGGGAGGATAGGGCATTATCAAATAGCCGGAAAAATCGGACAGGGACCCATATTCGGTGCAAAGGTAATCATGACGTGGATGCGCGACAGCAGATATGCCGCGATTGCGGATATTCAAAAGTGCTATCCGAGCATCTCAAAGAAATATATGATGTGTTGGCTCAGGCAACATGTTAAAAATGATGATCTGATCTACCTAATATCGTGCCTGCTCGAAACATCAGACGGCGGATTGCCGATAGGAAGTTATCTCTCAGTTCGCCTGTGCGCACTTTATATTTCCGATCTATATATCAGTATCAGTACAGAATTCTTTTCCACCAGAAGAGGAAAGCGTAGAAACTGCGTTAAGCATGTCATGATCAATGCGGATGATATCTATATATTTGGAGATTCCGCAAAAGACTTGCACCGTGTAATGCGCGGAACCATAAAACACGCGGAAGCAGCGGGCCTTACGATAAAGCCAGGATGGAAGCTGATCGACTGCGGAGGAAACCAAAATTCCCACGTAGATGTGCTGGGATACCGGATTTACAAAGATCATATCACGATGCGCCGCAGAAACTACATTAAAACAAAACGAGCGCTGAGAGAGTCCAGAACATCGAAGAATATAAGAACCGCAAGAAAATTATTGGCTTATGATGGGCTGTTTCTGCACCACACGAACAGCCACAGATTCAGACAAAAGTATCAAACAAAAGGGGGTATCTCATTATGATAAAAGCAAAGTTCGACGCGAAGCAGCCAGAGCTTGCAATGTACCGGGAAGGCAATTCGATGCGGTACATGATTGCTGAAAACGGGAAACAGTACACCGAAAAAGATAGCGAGGGAAACGAGGTAAAAGGATGGGAGTACGACTTTAACGAATTCGCGGAACCCACATCTGTATTGGAACCGGAAAAGGTAAAGGAATCTCCATCAAACTATCTTGGTTATATCCCTACAGGAAAGAAAGAAAATGCACAAAGCAGTGCCAAAGAAAGCACACTTGAACAGAGAATTTCCGACCTTGAGGATATGGCGGCAGCAATTTATGGAGGCGAAGCATGAGCGCAATGATCAGAGTAATGGTAAGAGTTGCAAAAAGGCGTATAGCTGATGGGGAAGATATCGAAACAATACTTGCTGGATGGCCAAAGCTGTCCGAAGAGGAAAAGCAGGAGATACGAGATGCGATATGACAACGAGGAGGAATAAGAATGAATAAAGAAACAATTATTCGCAAAATCACTTCAAGAAAATTTTGGGTAGCTCTTGTTGCATTTGTTACAGCATTGCTTACGGCTTTTCAGGTTCCTGATGCGTCGGCAGCTCAGATTACGTCTATTATCATGGCTTTTGGATCTCTGATTGCTTATATCTTCGCTGAAGGATGGACAGACGCGGCAAATGCAAATGGGACGAATTAAAGTATTTATTTCACAGCCAATGCATGGTTTGAGTGAGGAGTATATCAAAACAGTAAGAGAATTTGCCAAAGAAGATATAGAAGATCAATTCGATGGCAACGCAAAAGTTTTGAATACTCTAATTGAATTTGATTCTCATTCTCCAATTTATAATCTTGGAAAATCAATAGAAATGCTTTCAAAAGCTGACTATGCATATTTTTGCCCTGGATGGCAAGATTACAGAGGATGCAGAATTGAACATCAAATTTGTGTTGACTATGAGATCAAAATAATGAGGGATTAATATATGAGTAAGATAGAAACAGCCATTAAATGGATGGAAGACACAGCCAATGACGACTCTCATGGATACGATCAGATAAATCGTTGGGGGCCGGATTACGATTGCTCAAGTGCTGTCATCACCGCATGGCAGATGGCCGGGGTTCCGGTTAAGTCCAGAGGTGCCACCTATACTGGCAACATGTACGGAGTTTTCAAGAAATGCGGATTTGAGGATGTAACTTCTTCAGTCAATCTCGCAACCGGCAAAGGACTTAAAAGAGGTGATGTGCTGCTTAACAAGGTTCATCATGTTGCAACGTTCTGTGGCGGAATGAAAGAAGTCGAAGCCTCTATCAATGAAAAAGGAAAGGCTATCGGTGGTCTTAAAGGAGATCAGACAGGAAGAGAGTTCCTTATCCGGCGTTATCGCAACTATCCGTGGAATTGCGTTCTGAGATACAAAGAATCCGCATCACCAAAATCCAAAGAAGTAAGTCAGAAAACAGCAGCTGCTGCAGCAACACATTTCGAGCCTTCTGCAAAGAATGGAGTCTATTTTGTTGTAGATGACCGAAAAGTTAAGTCGAGCCTTATGCTTCGTACCGATGTAAAGAACAACGCTAACAATAAGATCATCGGAAGACTTCTTCCTGGTGAAAGAGTAACATGGTATGGCTACTACAAACTGGATAATAGCGGAGCAGAATGGGTATACGTAACAAACGGTAAGAAAACAGGTTATTGCGCCAAGGCTTACCTTCGTTAACAATGTGTCATAGAGTCTCATCGTGGGGCTCTATGACAGATATTTCATTCTTTTTTATTTTTGTTGTATCTGCTTTGCTATAACGCCAAATAAGGCCTCTAGCAGGCTCAAATTCGCGTTTCTATTACATTTAGGCTCATTCTATCGAAACTGATTCCTATGCGCATTTTGAGGCCTTTACGCGCGTAATTTGGGTATTCTCTCTTCGCAATAATTTCATGCCTGTTAATGAAGAGGAGGGAACCACTATGACTACTATGTTATTAATCGCAGCATTAGCTGATTTACTTGTGCTGTATAGAGCATTAGGCTAATGGTTTTATAAACTAAAAGGTTAAGCGTCGAATTCACGGCGTTTAATCTTTTTATTTTTATAAGGAGGACAATATGAAAGTAGAAATTAAGGATGGACAAATTGTTGGATATTCACGAATCGGGAAATGGGCAAATCGAAACAACATTTCCTATAAAGTTTTGTCGAGAATGATCCATAATGGAGAGATCAGCAAAGACAATTACTTTGAGCTAGAAGGACTTATATTTATAAAAGATTCTCTGACATTGCCAAAGGAGTTATGTATCCAGCGCAATAATGAAGGACCTAAAAGTATTCTTGTTGAGAATCTTCACAAGCCATGCTCAAAAGAACAAATGATGGATGAAATGGAACAGGCTCTTGGAAAAGATCGCCTTGCCACTAGAGTGCTGAATGCAATTCAGTGCTCAGACAAAATTAATAGTTATACAGATCTTGCCTGGTGGATTAATAATTGTTGGGTAGAGAAATATAGTTCTTCCGAAACATTCCATCAACCAGTTAGAAAATATATTTATGGTATTGGAAAAAGGAGTTGGTTGCTATTAGCTCGCAAAATTTTCAACTATCATAATGAAGAAGTTATATGATCATATCTAATATCATATCTAACATCATATCTAAAAGAGTCTTGGAATAAATAATTCTGAGGCTCTTTTCTTTTATAATTTCATTCCTCTTAATGAGAAGGAAGAGATAATATGAAAGGAGATGTTATGTTAAGAAAACTTTTATATGTGATAGCTACTATTTTAGGAGTCATTGTATGTGCAGTAATAGCAAATGTGATCGTAGATTCGCTTAGTGCATCACAATATGTAGATATGGTAAGTATATTATGCATTATTGGGATAGCAGTGTATGGCATTTACGATATAGCACTTGTTATCAGAGATACAGATATACTAAATTGGTTATTTAGGAAGTTTTGGAAGAGATAACGTCATTAAATGCATCTCTTCCTTTTCATTTTTCTTTTTTACAAAGGAGGACTCAAAATGGATATTTGTGGAAATCTTGTATTTACAGTCGATACAAAGATTAATGATCTTAGCAAATGGGAGAAGGTTGAGAACATTGCCTTTGAACAAATCTACCATTACCTCAGAGCAAGAGGATATTCAGATAGTACGTATCATATTACGGATCATCCAGGAGTAATTGCTTTTAGTTTCTCTGCAAGTTCCGTTGAATGCGAAACTCTAGTTAAAGAACTCTCTGAAATTTATCCTAATTTTGAGGTGAAAATGGTATGATTAAGATTATATGTAAGATTATAGGTTTAATATTGTGCGGAATATTATTCTATATAATATTGACGGTGCCAGGTATTCCAATACTGCTAACATCGCTTGGTGGACTGGTGATCGGATGGGTCTCTGCTTTTATAATTTTCAATTGGGGTGAATAATCATGATGCTTTATATTTGTGACAGAAATAACCAGTGTATAAATCCTTGTCGTAATGAATGCTATTATACGACATGCTTTCTGAAGTCTAAGTTATTTAACAATAAAATTAAACCAAAGGACCTGATTACATTTATTAAAGATAAGCGCGGTGATTTTTGGGAAATAGACCAAGATTTTGATCATCATCTTGCAATATCACTAAGAGAAACTCCATTAACATTGATCCACAAAAGTTATGATCAGCTAGCTAAAGACTCTTGTTATGATTGTTACAAAGGAGAAAAATAAAATGCTTCTTACAATTGCAAGATTGGCAGGTTCTGTTGCAACTGGAATAGTTTTGAATTAATTATTTGAGAATGAGATAGGAGAATCACAAATGAGAGTTATTACAGCACCGGAAACAATTAGTAACATTAAAAGAAACGACATTTTTGTATTTTTAGCTGGCGGAATTACAAATTGCCAAGATTGGAGAAAATCGGTAATTTCGCATCTAAATAAAATATATGAGAATGACGATCATGTAGTTATATTTAATCCAAGAAGAGAAGGATTTAATGTATTTAATGAAAAAGAAACATTTAAACAAATAAAATGGGAGTTTGACGCAATAAAAGAGTGTAATATTTTTGCAATGTTTTTCTGTGATTCCAAATCTGTACAGCCAATATGCATGTATGAACTTGGTAAACAGTTAGCTTATAATGATTGTGTATATGATAATGCATATAAAAACATGCACATCATTATAGGTGTAGAGGAAGAATACTCTCGTAAAGACGATGTTATTATCCAATCAAATTTAATGGGGTATCCTGTTGATGTTTTACGAGGAAGTAAGGAACAGAGATATGAGGATTTTGCAAATAAAATTATATTCAGAATAAATTCGTTTCATAATAAATTCGTTATCTAAAATGTAAGAGTCTTGGAACCATTTGTTCTGAGGCTCTTTTTTTAAGGAGAATCATTATGCTAACCATTTGTAAGAAACTTGAAGATTTGTGCAATGTTTTCCTGAGAAATGGACAGGAAATGAATGTAATAAATTATATGGTTGTCGTAAATCAGGTCAACTATTTTATAAAACAGATTGGGCTATCAAATGGTGTATCTGCTAGTATTGAAGTCAATACTACAGCACCTGAATATAATGAAATTGTTTTAGCAATAAATATTGATCATTATATGTATTCAATTGCGAGCATCAAAATAGATAACTATTGTGTCGTTTCCAAAGGTATTGATGAAAAAGAATTTGATATTGTTGTTCGTATTCTAGAAAGTAGGATCAAAAATGAAGAAATATGGAAACTTTTGGGAAGTGAGTTCTGATCCTAATTTTTAAGATGGGCTAATGATAGAGCTACCGATGGCCATTGGTCACTAGAAACGGCGTTAGGTGTCCTCAAAGATATTAAAAAGATTTATAAGGCATGCCTATCGCATAGGGAGAAAGTTTGGCAAGAAATAAAATATAATCATTACAATTTAGATGCTGAGATGGAGATTAGTGAGGAAAAATAAAAAGCATAAATTAATGACAGAAGGGGGTCACGACGGAATCATCAAAGACATAAACAACCCAGATACGGATATGCCTACTATTATGTTTGATTCTCAGAAAAATCTTGGTAAAACCATTTGGCAACCATGTAAGATCAACAACCAAGATTATTTGAAACTTACGTTGGTAAATGATTAGCTTTCGTGTAAAAATCATACCTTCTAATGAAGGAGTAACAGTACCCTTAAGACACATTTTTGTGGAGCCAACTTGATTGGACTAACTCTGCTGTTACATAAGAATAGCGTAGTTCACCTTCTATTTTTTTCGCAAATAAATCATTCTCTTTAATGAAGGAGCAACCATTATTTCTTTAGAAAGGAGATTGGTATGAAAGGTTTAGTTGAGTATTTTAGAAGTTATAACAATGAGGTTATGATCCCGTATAAGGCATGGACTTCAAAACATAAGATTGGATATTATGTTGTGGGTCCGATGGCTTTTATTGGACTAACTTATGTGTTATACAAATTACTTACTCACAACAAAATAATAACAAAAACCAGAATAAGTAAAGAATAATGATCAACCAAGAAAGGGTCTTAGAATGAATAATTCTGGGGCTCTTTTCTTTTATATTTTAAAAATGGAGGAAAGTAAACATGGAAAACGTAAGAGAAACAGTTTTGGATAATGTTGATGAAGTAGCTGAGCTTTCGGAATCTATTCTTAGTGATATTGCTGACGCCAAGAAAGGTCTGGTGGCATTACTTACAGATCGAGATGCCCTTAAAATTTATGGTGATATCGATTTGTTGATGAATACGCTTGAATCTATCAATGCATCAGCCACTCGGATTGGATGGGCTGTAGCTGAAACAAAGAGATCATTAGAAACCGAATAAAATTCATATCCCATAGTGAAAGGATGGTGAATTATTATGGAACGTTTTGAAAAAGAAACCTTAAATAGAAAAGACTATAGAAATATTGAGGTGCTAGCAACAATCGTAAGAGTATTGTTAACACCAATATTTGTATGGTATCGGCTCTATTTATGGGTATGGGACGGAACGATGTTTAAATGAAGTCATCACTAATTTAAATGAAAAAGGGTCTCGGAATGAATAATTCTGAGGCTCTTTTATTTTGCACATTTGCTTGGAGGTAATTGAGTATGATTAAGCCCGGAGTAAAAGGAAAATGCTTAACATGTCCATATTTTAAGTGTGAGAGTGAAACGGCTTGGTGCTATGGTAATATAATGAGAAAAATTTATACCAGTCGTATTACTGATGAGGAAAGATCCTCTATGAACACAATAGCAGAAATTAAAGTTCTTCGTGCTAAAAAGAAGGCTGAAACATTAGAAAAACTATTGACGAAAGTCAATCCTAGTTGGTGTATTTTCAGAAAAGAGGAGAATTGCAAGTAAGAGTCTTGGAATGAATAATTCTGAGGCTCTTTTATTTTGCTCAATTTATAGGAGGATACACAAAAATG